AGTTGTTAACCTGAATTGCGACCTGCGGTCCTTGTGCAGCTTTTGGCTTGAGAGATGTCTCCACCTCTTGTAAGTGCTTCATCCAGTCGAGCAGATCTTTTTTGGAATAGATGCCAGTCTCGACCGCTTCTTGAATTTTTTGGTCAATCACCTGATTAATTAGATTGATTCGCTTAATACGATTCAAGTAGCCTTGAGTTGCAAATACAGAATCAATATAGTTTTTGACCTCCTTTTTTTCAATTACTGAGGTCACTCGGTCTTCTGAGATTCCATACTCATCTGCTAGCTCGCCTACCCCTTTACCACTTAGATAGTCGTTTGCCAGTGCAAGAACCACTGGGTCAAGCGCTGGTGCTTCAAGTGTTTTGTTTAGTGCGTCTACTGACGTAGTTATCGCTGTATTTTGTTTTGTCATATGTTCACCTCATAGGCTATTTGGATTTCAAGATCTGCAATTCCATAAGGTGCAAAGAGTCCTTCATCTGTAGTGAAGGTAAGAACTCGTGCTTCTTCCACCTCTAGTGCGCGGGCGGAGGCCGCAAACGTGTCTACCGCCTCGTCAATCTCTTCGCCTAAATCTTCCGTTGTATCGATAATTTCTGAGCCATCTCCATCATGCGTATAGGCTCTCATCTGTATGTTGAACGTGGCGATTTTTCGCCCAGCCCCACGATGCTCTCTAACCTCTGTACGAGGAATCATTGTAAGTGCTGGAAAATCGTTTACCTCATCTAACACATGATAGTTGCGTGAAATGTTGCCCTCAAGGATTGAGGTATTTGTTGCTAGATGTGAAATTAGTGCGTTTATTATTTGTGTACGTCTTGTGGCCATATTTTATCCATCATTCTTTCTATTGATTGACACTCAGTTCTTAATTTTTGGTAACCCCATCTACTAATGTAAGTCTTGCAAACCCACTTCATAATATATTTTTTAATCTGTAGATCTGATATGACTAAAAAATTATCCTCAAACCATTCTCTATAATATTTAATGTCAGGAACGTAATTTTTAATAGCATCGTTCCAACTACATCGTTCTTTTTTTGGTACAAATCCAGGATGAATTGGGCACTCAATAGGTAGACATTGATTATCGTCTTCGTCAATAGGTATACCAGCATCATCATAGTCAACGGGAGGTTTACCATTCCAAAAATAATTTCCTGATTCATCCTCTTCGTTAACACAGTTCCAAATCAAAGGACCGTATTTGAATTTTTCCATTTTTCCCCTGTAAAATTTTTTTAAAATCCAATTTAAATCTGTTTTAGACTACAAGTCTATATTACTCTTCCCTTTAAGGGTTGTCAAGTGAATACGTGTTTTTTGAAAAACATCGGGTCGAGGCCGTGTGAGTGTGCGCTGCGCGAGCGACAAGATGCAAGTCTTCCTAACCGCCCTATACCTACGAGAGATACTTAACATATTAACTAAAAAAATTAATTATTTTATATATAAGGGGTTGACTTATAAACTGATATATGCAATTATAATAGCATAACAAGGAGAGATAAAAATGATAACTTACTTAGCATTCGTCACATTATTTGTTTTAACAGCAATCGTTTATATGATATATGAATCAACTAGAGGATAAAATGTCAGCATTACAAACAAGATATATTACTAAAGCTTTACTTACTCTTACACCTTTAGAAGAAAGAGTTATTAGAGAAAAATATTTTAATGATAAAGACATACGGACTCTTGAAAAAGAATTATTTTCTCACTTTAAAACTAGAAGAGTTGATAGAGTTAGAATAATATTAAATACCGCTGAAAGGAAACTCTCCAATATATTTAATTAATGTTTTTGCTTATAGTTTATAGAATGGGTTTTTTCCTTTTCCCATTCTATAAACGCGCCAGCGAGAACAAAACGTGAACACTACATTTTCCCTTAACATATGGCCACCCCTGGCCCCCGCCAAAAAATCCTTTAAAAACAATGACTTAAGATACTTAACAAGTTAACCAATACTATATATGGTATGCAACGCATAAAACGAATCCTACATTTAGTTACTTACAAAGCCGATAATTCAACGTAAAAAACTCTTATATATCAATGACTTATTAGGACGCTTGACTTATACATATTTAACTGCTATAACTATTATATTAAATAAATAGAAAGTTAAATAAATGATTAAACAAATTTCAATATTCGATTTAGACGGAACAACTATTGATTCGTCACATAGACAAGCCACTTTATCAAATGGTAATTTAAATCTTAAACATTGGTTTAAAAATGCTACTCCTAGCAAAATATTCAATGATAAAGTTTTACCTTTGGCTTTACAAGTTAGACGTAGACAGAAAAAAGGTGACTATGTCATTGTCCATACTGCTAGAAATATGACTTATGCAGATTATGAGTTTTTAATGGAAAATGGGATTTGTCCTAACAAAATTATATCTAGACCAATCGGCAATAATACTGCTGATGGTGTTTTGAAACGTAAACAACTATCAAGTTTGTTTAATCTAAAACCATTCAAACAAGCTAGAAAAATCATGTTTGATGACAATCTAGAAGTTAAAAAAGAAGTTTTAAAATTAGGTGTTCAAGTTTTCAATCCTAACAAACTAAACGAAAGGTTAAAATAATGTTAAGAATTTTTTTAGAGTTTACAGCTTTTATAATGTTTTTAGTCGTTACATTCGTAATTTTAAGTTAAGAGGTTAAGATGAGATATATAGCAAAAATCGCAATTATACTATTTGCTTTAGCAATGTTACCTGTTGCAGAAATAATATATACAACTGAATCAATTAATCCTTTTTATATGAAAGAGATGTTAGTTGCTAGTTTAATAATTTCTTCAATTGGTTTTATTATAACTGCAATTTATGAGGTTTAACATGACAAAATTAGAGATGATTAATAAAATAGATTCGTTCACTTCAACACATCTTCCACCATTAACAAAGGCAAGAATGATGTTTTACAGTCGAAAAAGACTAGGCAGAATTTATTATTATGTTAAGAATTATCACGTTAACTATAGAAGAAAAATCATCGCCCATTGAGAATGAGAATCATTCTCAGCGGCGCCACTGGCCATGGCCGGACGGCCACCGTGGCCCCCGCGACCTAACCCATTGATATTACTGCATTTTTTTAGTTAACACGTTCACAACTAATTTGCTAACTCATTGATTTTAAAGGATAAAAAAATGACCTACCACCCTTGACTTTTGATGAAAGAATGATTATATTAATAATATACAAACAGAAAGGGTCACGTTATGACAATAATTTTATCTTACTTACTACTATCATTTCTAGGAATAATCCTAGTTGAAATAGCTTACAAAATTACACGAGGTTAATATGACTAAATTAGATAACTTAATAAGACTAAATCAACTAGCCGAGCAAATACACTCTAGAAATATTAGAATTGCAGTTTTGCTTGAGGGTCGAGATGGTGCAGGAAAATCGGGAACAATTAAAGATTTTACTCAATATCTGCCACCTTATACATATTCAATTGTTCCGTCATTCATGCCAACTAAAAAACAGATGGCTAGTTGGCTTAAATCTTGGGAGTTGTTGATGCCAAATAAAGGACAAATTGTTTTTTATGATAGGTCACACTATTCAAGAGCATTACTTCAGCCAATTATGGAATGGTGTTCGTGGAGGCAATATGAAAATTTTATGAATGATGTTATTGATTGGGAAAATAATCAAGACGTTTATTTTATCAAATTTTGGTTATCCATCTCTAGAAAAAATCAAGACTTAAGGCTTAACTCTAGAGAAATCGATCCATTAAGGTATTGGAAATTTTCTAGCAATGACAAAAAATCGTTATCTGCTTTTGACAAGGTTACACTTCATAAAGAATATATGTTTGACGATTGCCCAAAATGGCATAGCATAGATTACAATGATAAAACACAAGGCAGAGAAGATGCTTTACAAACTTTAATTAACCAACTTGAAAGGATATAAAATGCAAGTTACTAAATTATCCCCTATCTCAATGAAAGACCACACAAGAGAGATTGACGTTACGCAATCTCAACTTGATAGATGGAAAGCTGGCGAGCTTATCCAAAACGTCATGCCGAGCATATCGGCTGACGATAGAGAATTCCTGATGACAGGCATAACGCCTGAAGAATGGGACGCACATTTTTCTGACGAGGGGTAAAACCCTCGCAGATGCGAATGAGAATCATTCTCAAAACGCACCACTTAGAGGGCCATCGTGGCCATGGATGGCCCCCGGCCGCTAACCCTTTGATTTTAAAGGGTTTTTTTATTAACACGTTAACCGACACAAGATATGGTATGCGACACAAAAAACGAATCCTACATTTTGTATGTCAAAACCGAAAATCACGACACGAAAAACCCTTATATATCAAGGACTTACGAAGGCGCTTGACTTTATCTAAAAACTAGTTTATAACTATATATATAATAAAGAAACAGAGATTACTGGAAATTCAAACGAATTTAGATTAAACTGCAAATCTCATAAATAGAAAGTTAATATAATGAATACAAAAAATTTCAAAATCTACTCAGCTGGAAAAGTTTGGCATAATACAAAATTTCAAGCTATGAGAGAATTAGGTTTTAATATAAATGCTAGGTGGATTGATCTAGATGAAAATAATCCTATCGTAGTTTATGACAAGCCAAAACTTTGGCAAATATGTTATGAAGATGTTAGAGATTGCGATTATGTTTTATTATATTGCGAAGATATGAGCGAAGAACAACGAGGCGCATTGGTTGAAATTGGAATGGCTTTTGCTTTCAATAAACCAGTTTATGCCGTTGGAACTTGCAAGACTATCCAACCAAATAAAATTTCTGATGTTGCTTTTACTCACTTTTCAAATTTTCATTGGATAGATGAAACAGACCTTTTAAAAGGTTTTCAAAAAGTTCAAGAGATTCACTCAAAATCATTACTTAGAAAGGTTAGCTAATGAATGAAAAATTAAAAACAATTTCGCCTTTTATGGAATTAATTAGAACAATCTGCCCACTTATTATAATAGGTTTACAGATTTTAATTTTAATTAAATTAATTTAAAAAAAGTTGGTTAAGGGGTTGAAATATCCCTTACTAATTACTATATATATTATATAACTTAATAAGGAAAAAATATAATGACTATTAAAAAAAATGCTTATGTTGTGTTAGATACTGAAACCTCTGGATTTTCTAAATTGGTTTTTGATTTAGGTTGGATAACACGAGATAGAAAAGGTAACATAATTGAATCAGCATCTTATTTGATGCTTGACGTTATCGCTACAGAAAAACCTTATTTTATAAACAAGGTTAAAGGCTACACTTCCAAAGCTAGAAAAAGCGATAAATTTAAACTTACTAACTTTGCGACAGTTAGAAGATTATTTAATAAGCATATTGAAAGTTTATTAGATTCAAATTATAGGGTTATTGTTTGTGCTTATAATGCCCGTTTTGATTGTGATGCACTTGCAAAGACTACAAAAAGAATGACTAAAGAAAAAACTTTTTTGACTCATAAGGTTGAATTAATGGATATTTGGGGAAATTGGGTTAATAGTTCGCCAAAATCTTATTCTGCTCCGTTGACCAATTCGAAAAAATGGTTTTCAAGTTCGGCTGAAAATGTTTTTAGATTTGAATATCAAGAACCAAATTTTATTGAGCAACATACTGCTCTTGAAGATTGCAAGGTTGAAACAAGGATTTTAGATAAAGTTTTAGCTAGAAAAAAGAAACTAAAAATTGTTAAAAGTCCGAGAGATTTTGAAAGTTTTTGGTCGTTTAATTCCAAATTGGAGGTTGCCTAAAAAGGCGACCTTCTGCGAATGAGAATCATTCTCATTTTGCGCCAGCTGGCCACCAACAACAATAAGATGGCCACATGGCCGTTGGCCCCCCGTCAAAATTTTGACACCTAAGTCCTTGATTTTAAAGGGAAAATTTACTTAACACGTTCATAACTTTTTTGCTAACCCCTTGATTTTAAAGGATAATTAATTGCATTTTTTTCGTCTATCCCTCTTGACTTTTCTGAAATAATCACTATATTAATAATATGAGTTTAACAAATAACAAAAAAATGAAAGGAAAAATTGTTATGAAACAGCCAAACTATAGCAGTTCAATGACTGCCCAAATCATTGCAGACTACCAAAACGGAACAGACGTTTCCGAAATTGCATCTTCAATCGGAAAATCTGTTAGGTCTGTTAGGTCAAAACTAGTTCGTGAGGGTGTCTATGTTGCCCAAGAAAAAACTAGCCGTTCAAAAAAGTCTGACGAGCCGACTAAAAAAGAGTTACTAAATACTCTTGACGAGTTAGTTACTTTTCCAACTACAGGACTAATGGGAGCTACTAAAGAATCCATTTTAGACCTAATTACTGC